AAGTATGGAAGGCTATCACGATGGTAATAAAGAAGAAGAAGACGTTGCCTTCATCGGTGTTGTCATAGAACACTTTGATGACTTGATGGTTGACGAAACTATGAACAAAGATGATAGAGCAGTACTAAATATTATTAACGAAATACTGAAAAACTATCACAAGCTAAATATTTATAATAAGAAACAGTTGTATATGTATGTAAGAGAGGCAACTGATCTTCCAAGTAGAAAGATAACAAAGTCTATAAAGAAGATAAAAACAAGTTATGTGGTGCTAAAAGATGACTTCATCAATTAGTGGATATACAGATTATAACGATCAAGAATTAGCAAAACTATATTCAGTTGAAGTACAGAGATACCGTGATCAACTTATTATTTTAGACAGAGTGGTTTATGCCAACGGACAAACTAAAGAAGTTTTGATGTCTATGGAAAAAGAAATGCTCAATAGAGGGTTTCAAATAAACAATGTGGAAGAGAGTATAGATGAATCTAGGTCAACAGACAGTTGATAGAGTATTAAGTAGAAACGCTAGTTACCAAAACGATAGAATAGCTTTTGAACGTGGATGGAAGAATCCAAACTATTTTATCATGGATCAAGTAATAGTTATATCTGTAAAGACAGGCGTAAACCTAAATCCACAGTATAGTTCATCAATACCACAGTTTAGTATAAATGGAAGAACTATAGGTAGAGATGAAACTTTTAGTGATGCTCCAGAAAAAGATATTCCCATTTGGTATGCACCGTTGTTTCCTAATAGTATAGTAGCTGTTCCAGAAATTGGTGAGATAGTAGCTGTATTGCGAGAAACAACAAGTAGTGAGTCAAACGGATATTGGATAGGTAGAGTTAACGATACAGATGATGTAACTTTACATTTAGCAAAATCACAAATGCCATTGAATCAAAGTCCACAAGAAAAATATGGTATGCCGTTTGATGTAAAAAAAGTTCACGACAGATCAAGACAACCTACGGCATCTGACGGTAGAAAAAGAAAACAACTACCAGCAAAACTTGGTGATGTAGTTATGCAGGGTAGGAATGGTAGTTACTTAAGACATAGTTATAATCCAAATTATGGAGCATTCAGTAAGCCGGGCGTATTAGAGATGGGTATACTGAACAATAAAGAAGTATACAGAGTGAGTGGTAATCCATCTGTTGGTGTAACTAAAACTAAAACATTACATTTGGCAGATAGTAGGCCAGCCGACTTAGGACGTAGGGCACAAAAAGTAACACCTTTAGAAAATGATTTTAGTATCTTGCCTGATGGTTCTTTTATAGATACACCGACAGGACCAAGACAAGCTGGTAATGTTCCAGTACAAAATGTAAGAAACATAATTGCCAACTATGCAGAAGAGTTTTATAACATATCAACAACTGAAGATTCAGAAAGTGCGATGCACAGATTGGTATTAGGTGAAAAACTCAATGACTCTTTACAACAACAAGATGACCTAATAATAAGTCTAATAGATTCTATAAGAGGGTTTGCTGAAACAGTTGAGACTTTATTTGATTCATATTTGAATCATACTCATGCTCTGCCGGAAATAAACATTGATATACCAGATAAAACAGTTGAAGACAAACAAATTGTCAATAGGGGTGTGAGAACAATACCACAACGAGCAACAAGAGTATTTGTTCCGGCGTCAAGAGTAAGTATTCCTGGCACTGGTGGAAGAACAATAACAAGAACAATAAATACACCTGTAGGCCCAAAACAAGACACAATAACTGTGGGTGGAACGCCCGGCAGTGTTGTTACTGTTCCATCAAAGTTTATAAGTGTTCCGTCACCACCAAGAACGGTAAACTTAGGATATAGAACTCAAGTGAATAGAAGAACAATAAAGTTTGACGATATAAGTATAGGTGGTGATGCTAATCCAAGATTTACAGTGCCTATTCAAACCGATAGACAGACATCAAGAATAAATACGGACTTGAATGACCTACAAAATAGTTTTTCTGAATCAAAGGATAAGTTCATTGAACTTACTAATTTGTTAGAAAGTCATCTTAGTAAAAGACATTATATAAACTAGAGAATAATAATGGGTATAAATTTAAAATTTCCATTACGAGCTTATCGTAAAGGTTTTTTTGAGATGAACAATACGACACGGGATGCAATCCGTGAAGATATAAAAGTATTGCTACTAACTAAAAAAGGTGAAAGAGTAGTAAATAGTTCTATAGGAACAAATATACCAATATTAGCGGGTCAATTATTTGAGCCTGCAATAAGAGAGGATTTAGAGCCACAAATAACATTAGAGGTAAGAAGAGCATTAGAAAGATGGATGCCATATGTTACTTTGGAGTCATTACAAGTATTTACAGCAGCTGATGTGCCAAGAGGAATGGCCTTACAACAAACTCAAATTTTAGTTGTTATGGATTATTTAGTTAATAATTCAGAGGCTATGAGAGATAGCATACAGCTAACTGTTAATGGAGCAACGAGATAAAAAATGCCTAACTATCAATCAACACGACAACCTGTCGCACAACAAAAAAATGTAAACTATTTATCAAAAGACTTTGACTCTATAAAAAGAGACTTAATAGATTATCTAAGAAGATACTATCCAGACGATTACCAAGATTTTAACGAGGCTTCTGGTGGTATGGCTATCGTGGAATTACTAGCATATTTAGGTGACGCTATGTCTTTCTTTATTGATAGACAAGTAAATGAGGGTTTTATAGATAGGGCGATTGAGCCAGAAAACATCTACTCTTTGGCACAGAACTTGGGGTATAGACCAAAGTTTTCTACACCAGCAATAGTCAATCTATCAATCAGTGCAACATTTACAGACTCAACAAGTGCCTCTACAGCTTTTACACTTAAAAAAGGTTCAAAGGTAGTGACTAATTTTGAACCAGCGGTACAATTTGAAACATTGGTTGACGCGGACTTTTCAAGACCAGAAAACAGAGTGACTACAAAGTTATCAGAAACAACAACACAATATTCTATAACCAGTGTTTCTGCTATGGCGGGGTCAACAAGAGTTTTTACATTCAATGTCGGTAGTCAATCAGTTCCATTTTTAACCGTTCAATTACCAGACAGAGAAATTTCAGAAATAGTTTCTGTTACTTCTTCAAACAACAAAGAATATTTTCAAGTTGACAACTTAGCACAAGGAAGTATATTTACAGGTTTTAAGAATAGTACATCAAGTTCTGCGTCAGCGGAATATATTCTTCAATACAAAAAAATACCTTATAGGTTTATTACACAGATTGATGCAGACGGCCAAACTTCACTAGTGTTTGGTGGAGGAACAACAGATTTAGAAGATTCTGAGTTGATACCTAATCCAGAAGATTTTGTTTTACCCGCAAGTCTTAGAGGTTCACCATCTGGCTTTTCGCCTGCTGTAGTTGATTCCTCTAATTTCTTGAAAACAAAAGGATTAGGTTATGCACCAAGAGATGAATTGATAGATATAAAATATAGATTTGGTGGCGGATTAGATACTAATGTTGGCCCAAGAACTTTAAAAAGGTTTGTGTCGAGAATAATACAATTTGGTGATCAAGACTTTATAAATAATAACCAAACTGTGGCAGATGATGTTTTATCGTCTTTGTTGGTAGAAAATGTAGAACAAGCGTCTGGTGGATCAGACACAGAAACAAACACATCTATAAAAGAAAATGCTGCTGCTTTTTTCAATTCACAGAATAGAGCTGTTACCTTACAAGATTATCAAGTAAGAATAATGTCAATGCCTTCTGATTTTGGTTCTGTATACAGAAGTTATGCTCGTAAAGACCCAGCGAATGCTTTAGGTGTTGAGTTGATTTGTATATCAAGAAATGCTCAAGGCTTTTTAGAACAACCTGCTGGAGTTTTGAAGAACAATATTGAAACTTATCTAAATAGATTTAAGTCTTTTTCAGATACAGTAAAAATAACTGATGGAAAAATATGTAACATAGGTGTGGATTTTACTATTGTTCCCGAACCAACGGTAAACAGTAACGATGCTCTGTTAGATTGTTTTATTTTATTGAGAGGTCTTTTGATAACAGAGAACACAAACTTTGGTGGCCTATTAACCGTTTCTAACTTTATGAGTAGATTGCAGGCGTTGGACAAAATAAGATCGGTTGTCAACTTAGAGTTTACTAATATTTTTCAAGATGATGGAACAAGAACTTATTCATCTTTTGATTTTGATATCAAGGCAAATACACAGAGTGGTATTTTGTATTTTCCAGAAGATGTTTGTTGGGAACTAAAATATCCAAACTTTGACATAGTAGGGAGAACAGCATAATGTCTATCGCCAGAGCTTACGCCGATAAAGACACTTGGATAACAGAAGCATCTGTAACATCTAACTTTGGTGAAACACCAATATTAGAAATATGGAACAATATAAATGAAGTCACTCAACGAAAAGAGTATGCAAGAATACTGATAAAGTTTTCTCTTTCTTCTTTGAGTGCT